AATTTTTAACAATACACCATTTCTATCCGTTAAGATATATACAGCTGGTTGATTATCTGAATTAATTGGATTACTTGGATACCATATGTCAATGCCTTGTTTATATTTATCTGATGGCACCATAATTGCATACGGCTTAAATCCTTTTTTTAAATAATATTCTCTATCCATTTTGTTTATTAAAAAGGAAGGTTAGGTGCCGATGCTTTCCGTATACGGATGTCCGGCACCCTCTTCCCACCATGAAAAGATAAATTTTAATTTTGATCTTCTGATTTGTCATCATCTTCTATATTAAAAAGATCATCACTATCTTCGGTCTTTATATATTTTTGTACCAATTGCTTGATAAAAGTTCGTTCTGAATCTACACCTCCGTCTTCATCAAAGAATGGATAAATAGTTACTTCCGCAACTTCACCTAAGGTAAATCCGTCTTCCATTAATCCTGCTGATTCTACTGAAAGCCTGGTTGAAATGGAATTAGTAATTTTTGGTGATTCACTCTTAACTTCTCTCCTGGTTATTGAAGATATTTCAGCTAAGATATTAGCCTGATCCTGAGTCAATTTAGGATGTAACTCCTTTAAAAGTCCTGACTCTTGTTCCTTGTTTAAAAGGTCCATTTCAACAATAATGAAACGATCAACTAATGCTCTATCCATAGACCTGGTAGCGGTATATTCATTTCCAATATTTGCGGTCGCAACAAAAGTAACTCCTTTAGCTACTTTAATAGTTGGTGAATCATCTTGTTCATCCAATCTTAAATAACGCTGGCCTTCATCTAAAACCGTCATCAATATATTCCAAGCTTCTGGATGTGCTCTTGAAATTTCATCCAATAATATAATGGAATCTTCGGTCTGGATGGCTTTAACAAATAATGATTCGCAAAATAGTGTCCCAGTACCTTCTTTAAAATGAGTATTTCCAATTAATGTTGACCTGGGGTCTTGAGTGGCTCCTAGGTTGAAATAGAAATGCGGACGATCTAAAGCATCTACTAAATGCTTAGCGGCCATCGTTTTTCCAGATCCGGCGGCTCCGGTCATCATAATATTTTTGCCTCTAACTGCTGAACGAACTAAGTATTTCCACTTAAGTTCAGGCATTTTCAAAACTTCAGGCTTCAAATCATATGAAGAATGAATAAATGCCAATACTGGATCTTCTGAAATGGTTTCGGAAGTAGCAACCTCAGGCTTTGCTGGTGTTTGTTCTTCAAACAAGTCCAACGGCTTTCGGTAACATTTTCCTCCTTCAGGATCATATTGAATACTTTGGTCGTTTGCTTTGGCCAAATTCAACATATGCTCTCTTACAACTCTGGTGTAATCTTTTCCGTCTTGGTCTAGAGCAAATAACTGGCCGTTCTTAAAGGTAGGCTTTAAATAAATGTATTTTTTCATGGTTAATGGTGTTTAATGGTTAATTTTTATTTCTTTATATAATAAAGATAAGAAAAAAATCTCGTAAGTCCTAGACATTTCTCAACTTTGTTTCGATCTCAGGTTATGTTTGGTAAATGTATTTGCAATAACATCGGCATGGTCAAACGCCCAATGATCCCAATTACCAGTTTCTTTATACTTCCATACAGCATCTTTGGCCTCTCTTAATGTAGGCTCATAATTTTCCTGACGCGTTTTAAATATTTTAACGGCATGTAATAACTGACCATTGCCTACACAAGCTTCACATCTAGAAAGCCATACTGGCCTTTTTCGATTAATTTCTGGTTGCATATAATCATCATATAGAACTTTGGCTCTTTTAAATCCATCCCGGTCATCATCACGGAACTGAGATACCTTCATTACTCCTTCTGCAATCATTGCAATTATATCAGACTTTCTTATTTGTTTAACAGCCATTTTATTGAAATACTATAGCACAGAATGTAATGATGCCATATGTTAATGCAAATGCACAACAAACAAATATAATGTCTGCTAGTGCTTGATACGGATTATCTTTAATGTATTTAATCATTTTTTTTATCATGATAATTAGGTTAAACTAGGGTTATAACTGCTTTATGATAACGTGGCCCTACATATCCTGGAGCTCCTAAAAAAGTATTTTCGGCTTCAGAATGAGAGTTAAAAGTAGCTTCGTGGACTAGTCCATCGGTAGCAGTGAATTGGTAAACGTAAGTGGTTTTTGTTTTCATGGTTTTTAATTTTTATTGACGCTCTCTCCAAGTATTCATAAAATCCTCAAAAAATAAGGCCCCTGGACATTCTATGTTATGTCGATCTATAAGTTCACAAACGTTAATTCCATTTGCAGACTCAAGGCCTAACCTTTCCATTTCTAATGATATTGCTTCGAGTAGAGTCATTTTTTAATTTTTATTTCTTTATATAATATAAAGATAAGGAAAAGATTTCGTAATTCCTAGAGAAAAGTAAGCTTTGTTACTCATCTTTCCAATTTTTGAGCTCTTCTTGAGTTGGGTATCTGACATGTGTATGGCAATCAACACATACCCATCGCACTGAAAAGGAACTTGAATTTTTTGTATCCGGAACGGATTTTAAGACTTGATTATCATGGGTGCATTTCTCTTGAAGATCTTTTAGTTGGTTTGCAATCTTCCGTTTATGTATAAGTAGGTCCTCTACCTGTTTTTTAACATCCACTTCAGTAATAAATATCAAAATATTGTAGAAATCTTAGTATCCGTGCCAATTTTTTGGCTTATTTCCTATTGGATTACCAACTAAAACAAAATAACAATTATAACAAAGCATCCTTAAATTATCTCGTTTATGGTTGGTTCTGTCACTATCTATCCAATCTAACAATAAAGGAACTACGTAATCAGTTATCCGTCTTTCGTTAAAACCACAAGCTTCACATTTTTCTTCAAAAACTCCATTTCGTAGCAATCTACTCTTTAAATTGTGAGCTCGGTATTCTGGATATTTTCCTTCTAATATATCTAATAATCCATATCTTCCACGCATCCGTGGACCAGATTTTGTAATACCTTTTCCCCGTTGATTTTTATGTAGTTCAAATAATGTTTTTTCTGTAGGTTTATCAACATACATTTTAGCATATTTTTTAAATGTATCGTATGATATATTTAGAAATCGAGCTGCTTCAGAACATGATTTTGTATTCTCTAATGCATATCGTAACTCATTTTCAGTAATGTTAAATGCCTTTCGGCCTTCTCCTAATTTAAATGACATAACTCTTAATATTTTATACCCACCCAGGCTCCATAAAGGAATCCCTCCCAGGATTTTACGACGTAATCCTTGTAGCCGTCAGCTCCGGGGGCCCTTAGGCCGCCATTGCAAAGTCAACATGTTCGCCAGTTGCTGCGTTTAACCTCTCCATATCCTTATCTCCCGATCAATTCCAGACACCCCCATATTGTAGTGGTGGCAGTCGACCCGAGTAGCATTGTTAATGTTTCCAGCTCTGCTTTGGTATGCCGACCACTATAAACCTTATCAGTGGAGGTGGAGGGATTCGAACCCTCGTCTCGCTGAGTAGCTAATATAGATACTAACGGTCAATTATAAATATACTTCGGCTCCATTTTCATTGTCTTCCATAACACAGACATAACTACAACCAAATTCTTTTAATAATTCTTTTGCAATCATTTCACATGATTTAGCTCCAAAGAAATGACATCTATAATCATCTCTATAATATTTTTTTCTAAGATAAGCTTCAATATTTCGTTTGAACATTATAAATTCTATGTCCCGAAAATCATGGGTAACATATTTTTTAATTGTAATGTGAAATATATGTCTATGCATATCTGATAAGAATCCAACTTCAGGAATCTTTTTCTTAGCATCAGGCCAATTATGTAGGCCTTCAACTTGTAGGTTAACTATTATGTTTGTCTTCATCAAATTTTATTTTTTTTTCTATGGCAAATGCTTCATCATATAATTTATCCAAATGTCCATGAGGATTTGTTTTCTGTAATTTATGTAGCCTACGAAGAACTTTTTCGTAAATACCTAGTTCCTTAGATTCATATAATATGTCTTCGATACTACTCATGTTATTATAATATATTAAAAATAATTCAAATAACCAAATCTTTTTATACAGACCGGCCGTTTTCATAAACATGCTTTACGGTAGGAAATCTTAGGCTTATTCCGCCTTCTTGATTCTTTGTTTCTTCAAAATATTGAACGGTAATTGTTTTACCGATAATTTCTTTTGGATTTGCTTGATACTTAATCCTTTGCTCTTGACTCCATCCAGATCCAACAGCAACTCTATAACCTTTATGTTCTATCCATACATTAGCTAACATTGGCATTACAACTTCACGTCCTTCTCTAATAACTCTATGGTCTTCAAAATCTACATCTAATACTTTGTATTCTTCATCCAAGAATTTTTTGCACTTTAAAAGGTTTTTAGTTCTTTTACCTTCATATCCTGTATCTTTTCTTAACATAATTCCTTCATAACCACGTTCCTCAGCACCAGCAATCATTTCTGATAAATCTTCTACATCATCAACTCTATTTTGGTCCATCATTTGTAATGTATTGTATATGGAATAATCGGTTGATATTCTATCTAATCTCCAAAATAAAGTTTCACTTCCTGATTTGCTGTCAAATTCTTCTAATGTCAAGCAATCAAAATATATGTACTTTGGATTTTCAATTGTATGATCTTTTCTTTTGATTTGTTTCATAATGCCTTGAAAATCTTCATTATTGTTCTCGTCCATCATACAAATCTCTCCGTCTAACACAAAATCTCCTGGTATCTTTGCAACATCATCTAGTACTTTCTGGATGGTAGTAAATTCATTTCCTTGTCGGGAAAAGGCCTTTACCGTATCTCCTTCTTTTCTAATGATACATCTTACACCATCTAATTTTCTGGATGCAAACCATCTTTCGTTTTCAAAATCACAAAACTTTGGTTCATATTTGGTTGCTAGCGCAACATTAAAGGCTGGAATTAATCCTGGAATAACTTTATTAATAACTGATTCAGAAGCTCTAATTTCAAGGTTCCTATCAATTATAGAATAAATAAGATCTGCAAATTCTGGAAATGAATTGGCTAATGTATTAGCGGTATCTATTCCTGCATGACCGGTGGTAACTCTATCATTTAGCATATCTAAACTAAAGAATAAATCATCCGGATAATGATTCTTTATCTTACTGGTAAGTTCTGGGTTCTTTTTACAGGTTTTGCTAGTCACATAATACTTCTTATAAGGGTCGTATGTGTAATTTAAAGCCTTTGTAATGAACTCATCGTTTTTGATGGATTCTATAATAACTTTCTTCTCAATTAAGGAAGATGTAGCTTTCATTCGGTTAACAAATTCTTGGAGTCTTTTAAGGTTTTCTTTCATCATGGTGGGTTTAATTGTTATTTCTTCTCTCTTTATATAATATAAAGATAAGTAAAAAATCTCGTAAGTCCTAGAGAAAAGTAAGCTTTTTTAACTAATTATATAGATTAAAGGATCGGTTCGTTTGCCATATCTACTAATTTCGTAATGTAAATGAGGCCCGGTTGAGAATCCGGTACTACCAACTGTTCCAATAGGTTGGCCATCTTTAATTTCATCGTTCCATTTAACAAATACTTTATTCATATGACCATAAAGTGATTTATATCCGCCTTTGTGTTTAATAATAACACATCTGCCATAACCTCTAAATCGTTTTGCTTTTATTACACGTCCAGAACCTGTAGCATATATAGTATCTTTATATGTTCCTGATAAATCTAATCCACAATGTCGGTTCCATTTTTTTGTTATTGGATGTCTCCTAATTCCAAAACCTTCACTAACTTTAATTGAATCTAATGGATGTCCTAAAGGTAATGAATCTAATATTAATTCTAAAGAATCTCTTTCAAATAATAATGTATCGTATTTTTTATGTAATAACTCCATTTTATATTGAGTGTCTCGGGTTACAGAGTGCATCCAATTAGCCATAACAACTAGACATATAAAACAAAATATTAAAAATGCGAAAACATTTCTAATCTCACTCATAATTTGCGTTTCCTTAATTCTACATTTAATCCTTGTTGTGCTAATTGCAAATATAAAGCAAAAATTTCTGGTGGGAATCCAGATTTAACTTCTATACGACCTTTTGTATGTACAATATTAGCACATTGATGGGCCTGATAATAATTGTGATTGCAACTGGTCATTAAAGTTGATATAACATGTTCAAATGTATTCTTATCATCATCCAGTAAATACAAATGTAAACGTTTCCGTCTCTTTGTTCTCATCATCTTTAATGTATATGTAGTTAAATTTAATATCGTAGGTACTGTTCGTATTCCACATAATACAGGCTAGTTTTTATTTGATTCTTGTTCTATTTGTGCTTTAAGATCATGTAACTCAGCACATCGTTCATATTCTTCTAATGATGTCCAATAACCAATAAATCCAGTTAATAACTCTAATTTCTTTTTTTTGGAAAAATGTTTAGGCCATGGATTTGTTGTTTCTGTAACTAAATCATATGCATCTATCATTGCAAAATTAATGTAATTTTCGTGATCTTCTTGTGTCATATGTTTATTCTTAATTATAAAAAAAAAGAGATCTCCTTAAGAACTAACTTAAGGAGAACTCCTTAAACTCTATCATCGATTTCTATTATCAATATACATCCGTTCTACTCTACCATCTTCATATTGGAAAATATAAATACCTTGGGGTAAATAATCTACACCAATATAGACATTCTTTCCTAGAATATCATAAATGTATATAGGAATATCTGAGTTGTCTAATAATTTAACAGCTACAGTATTGCTATATTCCCAGTTACCATCATAATCTACTTGACGGAATCTATAATAATTAAATCCAGTTGATGGAAATCTATCATTAAAGATATAAGTAATGCTTTCATTAGTATTACCATTTCCATCCACTATTCCAATTATATCATAAATGATACCATCACTACTTCTTTCAATTTCAAAGCGATCATTGTTTTGTTCACTAACGGTTTCCCATTGTAATTTAACATGTTCGTTTGTAATTATTTCCGCAGTAAAGTATAACAAGCTGACAGGTAATGGATCATTACTTCCGCCTGACCCACCTTCTGAAAAGGAAGTAAATCCTAACTTCTGAGCAAATCCACTTGCTACTGTTCTTCCTGCTGATCCTCCTGCAGGAATAGTAGTTGAACCATCAAAAGTATCCCATTCATTATAGTTAGTAGATCCGGTAGGTCTTTTTACAATAGTAAATTTATTATCAGTTAATCCAGATAGATTTGCTATGTAAAAATTCAATCCATAGTTACCACTTAAAAATGCTCCACCCATACTTGGTGTCATTGTCCAAATTGCATTTTCATTGACATGAGTGATTTCGGTTCCATCCTGAGAAGTATTTAGATACCCATCTTGATTGGTGCCTCCTTCAACTATTGAACCTACACTCATTTGGACAAAATCACTACTTCCAGGCAGGTTCATAAGATTATTAATCAAATCTGCTCTAAAGTAATTAGTAGGACCTGAACCCTGTCCAATTGGGAAAGCATAAGTTCCTGTATTAGCAGTAATGTATCGCCTTAAATCTCCACCATATATAAATGATGTTGAACTTCCTCCGATAAGTGAATTTGCACTTGTTCCTCTAACATCCTC